GTTGGAACAGCAGGATCAGATGCCACAACAACTACGACAGCAGGGTCAGATGCCACAGCAACTACGACTACGACAAATACAAACTCTACCGAAACTATTTCAACGAGTGACACTGAAATAACAACTTCTGTGGATGCAAACGGAAATACCACGGTCACAACAACTAATACCAATACGGGTGTTACTGAGACTACCACGGTTCCTGCGAATACTAACACGACCATCTCGAGTGGGGTTACGGAGATAACAGTAAATGCTACCAACACGGGGACCACTACTACGGCTGTAACAAATACTGGGACCAATGTACCCGCAGCGGTAACTGAGACTGCCACTAATGTACCCGCAGCGGTAACAAATACCACGGACGTTGGAACTCTTACAACGTTCACAGAAGAAGACGACGATTTTACATCAGATACTACGTTCACGCCTACAACAGAGTTTACACCTGAAGGTGATGATGACGAAGTACCGCCTGTTGGTGAGCAAGCACCGGGATACACGTCTGGAATAGCGGGATTATCTGGAGCGAGACCTACGGTTGCGCCGTATTATCAGCCACAGCAAACAGGTCAATATTCTTTCTACGTGCCACAACCGGGAGTGGATCAAACAGTTCCTGCGGGACCAGTTATGTCAGATCCAACGTCTTACTTGGCACCTACGGCGAATCCGCAGTATGGGTATGGATACATTGCTCCGAATGCGGAGCTTGAGTATTTGAGAAGACTAGCCGAGATTCAAGGCACGGGGGCCGAGAAGTTACCTTCTGAAAACCTGATGGATGGCTCATGAATCTACAAACACTTCCTGAAGAAGCGTTAAAAGAAATCTTAGCACTGACTGAGGCTAAGAAAACATTAGATTTGAGGGAAAAAGCGCAAGATTATTTCATGCCCTTTGCGCATCATGTGTATGAGAACTTTATTGAGGGCAGGCACCATCGAGTTATTGCGGAAAAGCTTGAGCAAGTGGCGCAGGGTAAGTTAAAGCGGTTGATTATTAACATGCCACCTCGTCATTCTAAGTCTGAGTTTGCTAGTTTTCTGATGCCTGCTTGGTTTTTGGGTAGAAACCCTAAGTTAAAGATTATTCAGGCTACTCACAATACTGAGTTAGCTGTTCGTTTTGGTAGAAAAGTGAGGGACTTGATCGATGATCCGGCTTATAAAGAGATTTTTCCGAATACTCACCTTAAAGAAGACAACAAAGGTGCAGGTAAGTGGGGTACAGACAAAGGCGGAGAGTACTTCGCGGCGGGGGTAGGTGCTGCGGTAACTGGTCGTGGTGCGGATTTGTTTGTTATTGACGATCCACACTCGGAACAAGACGCTATGAGCGAGAGCGCATTCGACAATGCGTATGAATGGTACACTTCTGGACCTCGTCAGAGGCTTCAACCGGGTGGTGCGATCATAATTGTTATGACAAGGTGGGGAAAAAAGGACTTGACAGGCCGTTTGATGGCTGCACAGGGCGGTGATGTCATGGCGGATCAGTGGGAAGTGGTGGAATTTCCTGCAATTCTACCATCAGATGACCCATTATGGCCTGAGTTCTGGGAAAAAGACGCACTATTGTCTATTAAAGCGTCGTTACCTGTAGGAAAATGGAATGCACAGTGGCAACAAACGCCAACTACGTCCGAATCGGCCATAGTTAAGAGAGAATGGTGGCAATCTTGGGAAAAAGAGGCTATTCCTCCTATCAAATACATTATTCAGTCGTATGATACGGCGTTTTCCAAGAAAGAATCAGCGGATTACAGTGCGATTACGACTTGGGGGGTGTTTGAACCAGACGAAGGTGGGGCAGATAACTTAATTCTTATGGATGCACGGCGAGGTCGTTGGAATTTCCCAGAATTAAAAGAGATTGCTTATGACGAGCACGAATATTGGGAGCCTGACATGGTGATTGTGGAGGCAAAAGCTACGGGTACACCCTTAATTGACGAGTTACGTTTACGTGGGATACCTGCTTTGGGCTTCTCTCCGGGCAAAGGAAAAGATAAAATAACTAGAATGCACATGGTTGCGCCGTTGTTTGAAGCGGGTGTAGTATGGGCACCAAGTGATAAAAAGTTTGCAGATGAGGTAATTGAAGAGGTAGTGTCATTTCCTAATGGCGATCATGATGACTTTTGTGATAGCATGACACTAGCATTAATGCGTTTTCGTCAGGGTGGTTTTATTTCCTTACACGGCGAGAACGAAGAAATTGACGAGTATCGTCCTAGACGGGAGTATTACTAATGGCATTGCCACCACTTGTAGATTCAGGGATTAGACCCGAAGACATGGCAGCAGACGCAACGTCTGTTGATGTATCTGTGCCACAGCCCCAAGACTTTACTGGTGGGGCGGAAGTTATAAACGATGGACAGGGCGGAGCAATAGTGCAAAGCTTGGCAGATATAATAGCAGCAGAGGAAGCTGCTATACCTGAACCCAATCACACAGACAATTTAGCGGAGTTTTTAGATGAAGCGTATCTTGGAGAAATCTCGTCGGATCTTAGGGGCTCCTATGAGGATGATATGGAGTCTCGTTCTGAGTGGGAAGAGACTTATACAAAAGGTTTGGATCAGCTTGGTGTCAAGTATGAAGAGCGTAGTCAGCCGTTTGAAGGGGCTTCTGGGGTCACGCACCCGTTAATTTCAGAAAGCGTAACTCAGTTTCAGGCGCAGGCATACAAAGAGATGTTACCTGCGGGTGGTCCTGTTCAGACACAAGTTCTTGGTTTGCAGGATGCAGCCCGTGAGGAACAGGCTTCTCGTGTGAAAGATTTTATGAACTACCAGATTACAGAGGTCATGGAAGAGTTTGACCCTGATATGGATCAGTTGTTGTTTTATTTACCGTTGTCTGGTTCTTGTTTTAAGAAGGTTTATTTCGACGAAGCGAAACAAAGACCTGTTTCTAAGTTTGTTCCTGCACAGGATTTAGTAGTATCTTACGCAGCTTCTGATTTACAGACGGCTGCACGGGTTACACATGTTCTGCGTATAGATGCAAATGAAGTTCGTAAAATGCAGATTGCAGGATTCTACAGGGACGTAGAGTTAAGTAAGAATGATGATGAAGAAAACGAAGTAAGACAGAAGATTGATGAGATACAAGGCACTTCTCGTGGATATACAGACGATGTGTTTACGATACTGGAGATGCATGTGGACTTAGACCTTGAAGGGTTCGAGGACATAGCTCCAGACGGAGAACCCACAGGTATAGCTCTGCCATACATTGTTACGATAGACGAGGGATCAGGAAAGGTTCTTGCGGTTCGACGTAACTTTGAGGAGGGTGCTGATCTAGCAAGGAAGCAACAATATTTTGTTCACTACAAGTTTATGCCAGGTCTAGGCTTTTATGGCTTTGGTCTGATCCACATGATTGGTGGTCTTGGTCGTGCGGCAACGAGTATCCTTCGACAGTTAATCGATGCGGGTACACTTGCTAACCTCCCGGCAGGATTCAAGGCCAGAGGCGTGAGGGTTCGTAATGATGACGAGCCTTTACAGCCGGGTGAGTGGCGGGACATTGATGCACCTGGGGGCAACATAAGGGACGCACTTATACCGCTTCCGTACAAGGAACCTTCGGGTACACTCGCACAGCTTCTAGGATCCCTCATAGATAACGGAAGACGATTTGTGTCACTGGCAGATCAACAAACGTCTAACATGAATCAGGAGGCTCCTGTGGGCACTACAGTGGCCTTGTTGGAACGTGGCATGAAAGTTATGTCTGCTATCCACAAGCGTCTCCACTACGCTCAGAAGAACGAGTTCCGTATACTAGCTAGGATCTTTAGAGATAATCTACCGCAGGAATATCCGTATGATGTGGCAGGAGGGGACCGTAAAGTTATGGCCTCTGACTTTGATGGTCGTGTTGATGTGGTTCCTGTTAGTGATCCAAATATCTTTTCTATGGCACAAAGGGTAACATTGGCACAGACGCAGCTACAGCTTGCTCAGTCTAATCCACAAGTACACAACCTACACGCAGCGTTTCGTCGTATGTATCAGGCTCTGGAGGTTCAAAACATTGACGAGATACTACCTCCTCCACCACAGCCACAGCCATTAGACCCTCTTATTGAGAATGCTCGCGCCTTGACTGGGGAGTTATTGATGGCCTTTGACGGTCAGGATCATGACGCTCATATCGAACTTCATGTCATGTTTATGAAGACTCCTATTGTTATGACCTCTCCACAAGTCATGGGGATATTGATGGGACATATTCAAGAACACATATCTAAGAAAGCTCGTGAGATGGTTGTAACGGAGATCCAAGGACTTATTTCTCAGGTCCAACTTATGGCTCAGTCTGGTGCACTTGAGCCACAGGCTGCACAACAACAGATCATGGAAGTTCAGCAACAAATGCAAAATCCAGAGGAGCTAGAGAAAGCAGTAGCTCTACAGGAGATGCAGTTGATGAACGAGCTTATGCCGAAGATTACGCCACAAGGAGAGGATCCAATGAAAGATCCACTTGTACAGATCAGAATGCAGGAACTTGGTGTAAAACAACAAGATATGCAGCGTAAGGCTTTGGACGATGCAGCGCAAATCGATCTAGAGATGCAAAAGATGCAACAACGAGCTACCACTGATGCGGCTAGGATTGAAAGCATAGAAGATATAGCGGATCAGAGAAACGATACTAATCGTGAACGTATTGAAGTTCAGCGTCAAAAGATGCAACGAGGTGGCTAATGGACCCCGTCAGTTGTGTCATGATGGCGACAGGGGCGTTTAAAGGGCTGAAATCCGCCATCGCCGCAGGAAAAGATCTTCAAGACATGACGGGTCAACTGTCTAATTGGGGTAAGGCTTTCTCTGATTTTACGAACATTGAAGAACGTGAGAAGAATCCTCCGTTTTGGAAAAAGACGTTTAAGGGCTCTGACGAAGAGACGGCCCTAGAAATCTTTGCTAATAAGAAAAAAATGGAGCAGATGAGGGCAGAGATCAAAGATCATATCTCTTGGAACTACGGGCCGAGTGCTTGGAAAGAAGTCTTGGCGATAGAGGCAAGGATGCGTAAGCAAAGAAAAGATGAGCTTTATCGTAAGCAGGAGCAAGTTGATGCGGCTATTAACTTTGCTATTGGTGCTTTTATCTTTGTGATAAGTGGTGGATTATTATTTATTGCTTTTTATTTTTTAGGGAAATGGCAGGGGCGTTGGTAGATGTGGGTATTATTATGGATTCAATTAACAACTAGCGCAGCTAACGGTAATGAATTTCAACATTATCATATTGACAGCTTCACTAAAAAAGAAGTGTGCGAAATAGCCAAAGATGAAGCTAAAGTTCTTGTAACAAACGACAACTCAAAAATAGTCTGTATTCAAATAGAGTTGTGATACTTAGAGAATTTCGAGGAAAATACATAATATATGACAAATCGGGGAAAGTTGTTATAATTACACGGGAAAAAAGAATAGCAATTGCGTATGCGAGGGCAAAGAGATGACAGAGTTTGATAAAGTAGATACAAATAACAACGGTGTAATAGAACGTGCTGAGTGGAATAAAATAGCCTTAGAAGACCGTCGATTAGAAATGATTGATCGTGATCTCAAGCGTAATGCAGAGCGACGTTTTACAGGCTTTGCTCTTATGGGAATGTTAATCTACCCATTTATCATCTTGCTTGCTTCAGTACTTGGATTTGACAAAGCGGCAAGTTTAATAACAGATATAGCAAGTGTATATGTCATAGCGGCCTCTGGAGTGGTCGCAGCTTTTATGGGATTTAATGCTTACAGTGCAAAGGCCGAGAGCAAGAAGACCAGTATACAGATGGAGGAAAATTAATGTTACAGTCTATAATTGGACCGATAGCGGGTTTAGCAGGAAGTTGGCTTGATGCTAAAACGCAGGCTCAGACGGCGAATGCTAAACTAAAACTTACTGAGGCCGAAGCCAAAGCTAAGATAATGCTCAGTAAAGAAACAAGTGTTGCAGATTGGGAACGCATTATGGCGCAAGGCTCTCAATCGAGTTGGAAGGACGAGTGGTTCGTTATTGTCCTGTCTATCCCACTTGTTTTGGCGTTTGTTCCAGGCACTGAGGGTTGGGTAGATAGCGGTTTTGAGCAGCTTTCCAAAGCGCCGGACTGGTATTTTTATAGCTTGGGTATAGCAATCTCTGCATCGTTTGGTGTCAGAGGCGTACAGAAATTCTTTAAGAGGTAGTGATGAAGTATATAAAAGACATTGTGGTATTAGTACTTGCCGTAGGGCTTATGGGAATACTAGGACTGATTATCTATGATGAGTTTGCTATGGCGAATGAACATGGTGGTGAATTAGATGAAAACATAATCGGCTTACTTCAAATGAGCATGACAGGCGTAATCGGCGTCGTAGGTGGCTATGTAGGTGGGAAGTCTAATGGCTGATATGAAAATACCCGTAGCTCTGGTTTTTGCTATGGCAGTGCAATTAGTTGGTTTGGTGTGGTATATTAGCAACATCGTTCACGACATAGAACATCTTCAAGGCCAAGTGTCCGCGCAACAAGATATTATTAATTTGTTGAATGATGATGTAAATGATCTTTGGGTATTCTGTACTTTTACTGAAAACAAATGGGCAGAAGCCTACATAGACGATATGGTGTATGAACGTGTTTGTGGAACAAAAGAGGTTGTACAACAATGACTTTAAGTAAAAATAAAAAAGCTACTGTAAAGAAAGTTATAAAGGGTTTGAGCAAAGCCTCAAAGACTCATGCTAATCAAGCTAAAAAACTAAAGAAAGTTTTGAAAGGTAAGAAGTAATGAGTGAAGCACTAAAGACATTACAGGAAAAGATAGGATCTTCACCTGACGGTGCGTTTGGTCCCAACACTGCAAAGAAGATTTGTGACCACTACGCTTTGAATCCAGAGCGTGGAGCGCACTTCTTAGGGCAGCTTGTTCATGAAAGCGGTACGTTTCGTTATACACAAGAGAACCTAAACTATAGCAAAGAATCTATACTAGCAGTATTTGGTAAGTATTTTAAATCTGAAAGCGATGCCGAAAGCTGTGCTCGAAACCCGCAAGCTTTAGCAGACCGTGTGTATGGTGACAGGATGGGTAATTCTGGACAGGGTTATCTGTGGCGAGGACGCGGATTTTTACAATGTACTGGCAAAAATAACTATTCTCAGTTTGCGGCAGACATGGATTTGCCGGAGATAATGGATGATCCTGACTTGGTCGCTACTAAGTATCCTATGGAATCGGCTATCTGGTTCTTCCACAGAAACAAACTCTGGGACATATGTGATAAAGGGGTTGATGACGAAACCATCAAAACAATTACTAAAAGAGTTAATGGTGGCTATAATGGTTTGAAGCATCGTAGAGAAGAAACAAATAAAATTTATAAATGGTTATCCTGAAGGAGGATTCTATGGCAGTTCCTGCACCAAAAAAGACCCCTAAGTTACATAAGAAACCAAAACGCAAACCTCTTAGAAAGTCGTTAAAACCAAAGCTGCGTCCAGATGGGATAGACGTTTCACCCAACGCTGAAGCAGGAGATCAAGCTCATGTTAGGCAGGGAGACGTAAGAGATAACAGCGAAAGAGGACAAACATATTAATGGATCTTGTTGACTTAGCTAAATATTTGTATAAAAAATTAGAAGAGCGCGAAAAAGATATTGCAAGTGCTCTTTCTCACGGTTCAGTTCAGAACTGGGAGCAGTATAAAATGTCGGTGGGAGAGATACGGGGAC